TTTTGTATAGAAAAAGTTTGAACCATATAAGAATATAATAACGTGGTTGATTAAGCGCTTGATACCGGAAATTTCCTTATAAATTCTTATATTCTTATATGTAGTAGGATTAATAGGTTTTGACTGTAATTTCCGTTAATAGTAAACCGAATCGTTATCAGTAACGGTGTAGTCTAAAACAATTTTAATTTAAATTTACAAGGAATGACAATTAGAATTTTCATTTTCGACATCGGCGCCGGGTGTGAAATTCCTTATATTCTTATATGTCATTTCAAAATAATTGTTTAGATACATTTTTATAAAAGTAAATCTTATAGAAAGAACAATTCTTCATTAACAATTTCCACTGCGCTGTCTAAAAATTTTTATTCAATTTTACTTTATTAATTTTGGTTAACCAAACATTTTCATTCAAGACATTTTCACCGCTTTCTTGGTGACCGGCGGAAACTTTGCCGGAACAAAACGTGCAGGTTTCAAAGCCACTCCTAAAGTGATAGTGTCATTCTTTTTGGAAGTCGGAAAATCGGGAAAATTCGAACCATGTTTTCTAACCAAATGGTCTATATCAAAAGGGTCAAAAACACCAACAAACATATAGCAGGTTAACCATAAACTATTTATACTATTAAAGACTATACGTATATATAATACCGGCAACGAATTCTGCTATTTTGAATATTCCGATTTCACACGTGAGGAATGGGAATATTGGGTGAATAATAGAATTGTTTAATTTCAATCAAAAACTATTTATACTATTAAACCCTTATTGTAATTGTAGTATTATAATGCTACAATGGAGTGATTTAATATGACAGAAACAATTATCAAAACAAACTTAACAACGATTTCAAACGCTTGCGATTTCTACATTGACGATTTGTGCGAATGCTCAAAATCCGGCAAATGTAACGATTGCGGTCTTTGTCAAGAATTTCAGGAGTGAAGTTGAAATGGCAACAATCGGTGATTTGGCAGAACTCTCTTATCTTGTCATGGACGCTTTTCCGGACATTGACGCATTGGCTGACGATGAAATTGACGGTGTTGTTGAAGAATGGGTTGCCAATCAAACAGCAACAATTCATTTCACGCCGGAACAAATTTCAAAGGCGATTAAAGGAATCATTTCCGACCGCAAAGAATGGATAGAAGAAAGGAAGAAAAGATACGAAGAAGGTGGTTTTTAATGTTGTCCGTCAGAACACGTTTACTCGAATCAAGAATGTGTGATAAAGAAACGATTATTTATTTTGACGGGGAACCGATTTGCCGTGCCATCACTGACACGAGAGCAACAAAAACCGATGCTGAAGAATTTGAAAAATATTTATCATCGAAGTTATAACCCCGCTTTATTGATTTAGATAGGAAAAAGAAGAATGATTGCTGACAAAAATTTTCTTGAAATTATTGATTAATTGTTTCAATCAAAAACTATATATAGTATTAAACCCTTATTGTAATTGTAGTTTTAAAGCTACAAAACAGACAACAAAGGATATAAGAAAGAGGTAATCAAAATGGAAATGAGAAAAATAAATGTTATGCAAAGAACCAATAAATTCAAGGGAATCAACCACTGGAAACAGCACGCAATCGGAAGCGTGCGAACTAAGAAAGAAAACCAAATTTTCGAGGGGATTTAAATGAAAATTAGAAATTTCACACCGCACAGCATCGTTTTCCGTCATGAAGACGGACATGATACCGTTTTCGAATCTGAAGGAAGTATTCGGATTCAAACGAAGACGGAAATTGCAGAATCCATAGACGGATTCAAATCCGTCAGAATCGTAGCTGATAAAGAGAACACTGTTCTCCCTGCACGGGAAGACGGCGTGTTTTTCATCGTATCAGGAATGGTCAGGGAAAATTTCCCCGACAGAAAAGACTTTATAAGCCCTGCAACCGACCCCGCTCACGTCATTAGAGGGGGAAACGGTTTTGTAGAAGCCGTGAAGGCGTTCGTAAGGAATTAAAAATGTGTGAGCATGAACATGAATGTCGGGTGTTCTATACACCCGAATTCAGAATTGATTACACATGTGCAGAATGTGGAAAGGAAGCCCGCTTCGCTAAAACCATGTTCTACATCTACGTCCCTTCTTACGGAAATTCCGAAAGGTGGGACGGCGAGAAGTTCACTCGCCTGAACAGTGGCGCCCTATATGCGGACAGAAAGACAGCATTTTCTCTCATGAGAGAGCTGAACGAAACGATGTTTGAGGGCAAAGCGTGGGCTTCTGTCGGAAAAATTAATTACAAGTAATTTACATACAAGGAGTGATTTAAATGGTAACACAAACACAAACACAAACAGTAACGGATATTGAAACAATCGAAGAACTCATCAAAGCGTTGCAAGATGTCAAGAGGGCAAAATTCGCAAACGTGCAAGTTGGAACTCTTGATGACGGCACACATTGGGTCAAAGCGTTCAATGAAACAGTCATCGAACCGGCTGTTGTCAAAGTCGAAAAGCGAACTGAAAACGAAACAGTTTACACCGAAACTGGCGGAGAAACACCGAAGGATATTAAGAGGATTAATTTCCCTCTTTAATTCTTTTTTGGAAAAGAGGAGTGGTTAAATGCACATTAAAATATTAAGAGGTAAAGCGGACATTCATGATTTGAACGCAACTGATACAATTATTCACTGTTCTTTCAGACCTTCTTTAACAGATTGTTTGAATATTCAAAAATATGCCGATTGGGTGAAAGTGATTCAAGTTCCCAGTTCGTATTTCAAAACATTGCAACCGTCAACATTTACGTGGGCTGAAAATGCCGGCGTGGAGCTCATTCAAGGCGATTTTATTGGTTACAAATCAACCGAACATTCCGCTTTCATTATACCTGACTCAATCGTGAACGAAATAAAGAAACAAGACAATGAGGGCGTTCCGGATAAAGAAATCATGGAAAATATTTCAATCTTACCGGAAATGAGAAAATTGTCAGAAAGAATGATTATGGAAATAATTAAACAATTAGCGACATAATCCAAACCTATTTATACAATTAAAACTTTATGTAATTGTAACATAAATCGAAATAATTTGGTTTATGATATGGAGTGATTAAAAATGCACGAATATAAATTTGGCGGCAGAGTCGCTTTTGTTAACGAAGAATTGATTACTAAAATTACCGAAGCATTAACAGCCGGAAAATATGTTACTGTTGGTTCAGAATTTGAAGCGTTCGGCGACAAAGTTTTCCCGATTACAAATGTTGAGAAAGAAGAAGATTTCGTCATTGAAATCGGATTCATGGAAGAAATGATGTTAAAATCATTGTTTGAAGAAATTGACAACCTTAAACTTTTGAAAGGTGATGAATTTGACATGGGTAAAAAGTTATTCGGTTGGAATTTCACCTGTCTTGAAGACGGCGAGGAAGAAGTCATCAGAAACATGAAAGATTACCAAACCGTTTACCTGCACATTGAAGGTGATGAATACTTTGACTGTTCTGGTAAAGAGGAGTTAATGTATGACGACTCAAACGCACCGCGCAACTACGGCGAATTCAGATGGGCTTGCGCCGATGTCGTTATGGAACTCAATGAAGCAATGAAGGAAGGTAAGAAAGTTACTTTCAACGCTTTGAAAACTGAAGATGACATTACAAGAGAATTGAAAGAAATCAAAATCAACAAAGACGGCGAAACGGGGTGCAATTTCACGCACTTTACGCGTTTATCTGAAAGACGTGAGCATTTCGTTGAAAAAGGTTACCTCATTCCTGAAATTGAACCCGGTCAAATGCTCGGTTCTTGGAATTTTGTTGATTCTGAAAACAACGAAATTCAGGTTGACGAAGGGTTCCATTTGAGAGTTAAGATTGAGTAAAATCAATCTTTTCTTTTAATTTTATTCTTTTTTTTGGAAAAAAACAATAAGGTATTTAACATTTAATCTCTTTTTATCATCATATTTAATTCTAAATGATATGGTGAACAATGTCGAATTTGCCGAAAATTTTGGAATTTTGGCTTTCGGAAACGGGTCTTGAAATATTAATGAGTTTCGGCAGAGCCGGAATGACGATTAAAGAAGTTTCAGAAAAGATTAAAATTTCGCAAAAAGAGTTTAAGGAGTGGTTAGGTTATGATAAAATCCATAGTGCATACTATCTAACCGAAGTAGATTATGTTGCTGTTGCGGAAGCAAAGTTAATTAAAGCGATTTTAAATAAACCTGACACTTTTACTGAAGAAATCATAACTGAACGAACTATTTTTGACGAACATGATAATGTTGTTGGCAGAGTTGTTACAAGAAAATTGCATAAGAAACCTTTGAAGGCTGAAAACGATTTAATTAAATTTTACCTTACTAATAAAGCTCCAAGCAGTTGGAGTTTACACCCTGAACCTGTCAAGAAACGTGATGTTTCAAAAATGGAACAGATTATGCAAGAATGGGCAACAGAAGGTGCAGAGAAACGTAAACGGCAGAAAAAGAAAGCGGTTGACGCCGACTTTACAGATTGTGAAAAGAAACCTGAAGAATCAAAACCTGAACCTCAACCTGAACAACCGCAGTTACCCGAACCTCAACCAAGAAGTGATGACAATGAACGAATCTTAGAATGAATTGAAAGTTTTAGTTACCGGCACAACACACGGTATCGGATTAGCGATTGCTTCAATGGTGGCTTATTTGACGGCTAATTTGGTTGATGCGCAACTGTATAATTTAATCCGTAAAGTGTTACCGGATGATAAATGGTTATGGGTGCGTAATAACGGTTCTACGATGATTGCTCAAATGCTTGATACGATTATTTTCGGCGTTATCGCATTCACCGGTTTATACGACCCGATTATCATTATCCAATTAACTATCACAAGTTACATTTTAAAGGTGTTAATCGCCGTTTGCGACACTCCTTTCCTCTATATTGCAAAAAAAATAAAACCGATTACAGATGACTGAAGAAGATAAACCAATGTTTTCCGACCGTCAATTGGAAACATTTGATAAGTTTAAAAATTGGGAATTTAAAAGAATCAACCTTTTTGAAGGTTCGGTTAGTTCCGGCAAGACATACATCACGCTTATTCTTTGGGCGTTATGGGTTATGAGCCGCCCGATTGAAAATGTTCATTTAATGGTTGGAAAAACATTAACTTCTTTGGAAAGAAACTGTTTAGTTCTTTTGGTTGATATTTTCGGTGCTGATAATGTTCAGTATTCAATATCAGCCAAAAGAATGCTTCTTTTTGATAGACACGTTTGGTTAGAAGGTGCTGACAACGAACGTGCGAGAACAAAGATTCAAGGTTTAACAATTGACTCTGTTTACGGTGACGAATGCCCTCTTTATCCTGAAAGTTTTTTCAACATGATGTTGTCAAGAATGAGAATTGACGGCAGTATGATGTTTATCACAGGTAACCCTGAAGACCCAAACAATTATTTGAAAAAGAATTGGATTGACAGAATCGAAGAAGATAACCTTGACATGGTGGTTGAACATTTCCACATTTGCGATAACGCTATCTTCTTACCTAACGGTTACATTGAAAACCTTTAGAAAGAATACACAGGTGTCTTTTTTGAGCGTTATATTAACGGGAAATGGGTTGTCGCTGAAGGTGCGATTTACAGATTCTTCGCTGACCATAAAAAGGATTACGTTATTGATTTAAAGGATTACGATTTTGAAAATTTGAATTTCTGCACAATCGGAATTGACGTTGGTGAAACAGAATCCGGTTCAGCATTCGTTACTGTCGGTTTTGAAAAAGAATACGCCGGCGTTGTTGTGTTAGATGAAAAATTCATTAAAGGTAACGTGTTGACTAATCCTGACGATTTTTATCAACAAGTTTATGAGTATATCATTCGTCAAAATTACAGAGGAATTAAACCAAGAGCGATTTATTTTGATGCGGCGCAACAGATGTTAAAAAGAGGTTTGGAAACATATTTAAGAAGTAAAGGAATATATATTGCTATTTATAACAGTTTAAAGTATCCAATCATTGACAGAATCATGGCGACAAACGCTTTATTCCCGACTGACAGAATTAAAATCAGTAATAAATGCACTGTTTTCATTCAAGGTTTAGAAGAAGCAGTTTGGAAATCAAATGTCAGTCCGGCGGAACGACTTGACAATTTCACATCAAACATTGACATTTTAGACGCTTTCGAATACGCATTTGAACCGTATATGTATGAGATTGTTACTTTACTCAAGAAACCGCAAAATTATGATAATCAAACATTTAAAAATGAACGTGAATTGAGGCGTTTAAATGAACACATATTCGGATAAAATTATACAGAAGGCATTCGGAGTTGAATCTCTTTTAGATTCTTCTTGGTTTGCCGATTTGAAAGAATTCAACGCATGGTATATGAACGATACCGATTTCCATAAGAAATGGGTTTGGAACGGCGACAGATACGTTCTTCACAGAATGTCAAGAACCGGTATTGTGAAACTTATTTGTTCGTCAAAAGCGGACTTGGAAATGAACGAAAAAGTTGAAATTACCGTTCCTGAAAAATACCGTGTTGAATTTGACAATTTACTTTACAAAAACAATTTTTGGGTGCGAATGAATCAAGGTGTTGAACAGGCACACGCGCACGGTTATTTCTCAATCGTTGTTGATAAAACAGACGATGATGAAATTATCATTAACTACGTTCCGGCAGTCGGCACGTTTCCAATTTCCGCCGTCAACGGCGAAGTTGACCAATGTGTTTTCTTTACAACATTTCATCAAGGTTCTGAAGAAATCATTCGTCTTGAAGGTCATTTCTTAAACGAAATCGGAAATTACGTTATCAAGAACGCTTATCTTAAAAAGACTTCTTCCGGCGAATTAATGTTGCTCGATGTTGGTCGTTTCGAACAGTTACCTGAAGTCGATACTGGTTCTTCAGTTAAAAGATTCGCCATTCTTTCCCCGAATAGCGTTAACAACCTTCGCCCTGACATTCCTCTTGGTATTCCGTGTTTCGCAAACAGCATTTACGACATTAGAGGATTGGATACGATTTATGATTCTTACATTAACGAATTCGTTCTTGGAAGAAAAAGAATCATTTATTCCGCCGAAGCGTCTAAACCTTCAATGACCGGCGGCGAAGTTCCAAACTTTGACCCGTTTGAATCCGCTTATTTGCGTGTTGATTTTAAGAATCCTGATAAACCTTTCTTGGAAGAAATTAATATGGAAATTCGTTCAGAAGCGCATAAACTTGCGATGAATGATGTTTTAAATATGATTTCTATTAAATGCGGTCTTGGTCTTGGTTATTTCAGTTTTGAAGGCAATTCTGGTTTAAAGACAGCAACAGAAGTCATCAGCGAAAAATCCGAACTTTTCCGTGCAATCAAAAAGGATGAAATCATTATCGAACAAGTTATCAGAACAATCGTTAATGCTATTTTTGATTTGAAAGGTTGGATTTTCAACGAAGATGAATTCCAAATTTTATTTGACGATTCAATCATTGAAGATAAGACTGCCAAAAGAAATCAAATGATGCAAGAAGTGACTTCAAGAATCAGAACACCACAATCTTATTACAAAGAAGTTTACGGTTATACTGACGAAGAAATTGCTGAAATTATTCCGGCAGATTACGGTCAATCGCTTGAAGAAAGACTCGGATTGGATAGATTTTAATGGATTATGATTTCGACGGCATTGTGATTAAAGATTCCATTTACGGAGTTTATTTGGATATTGAATATGATATTCTTCGCAATGTCGCCTCTCGTTTTACAGTTGACGAATCTTTCACATATACTGAACAGTGGAAACTTGACCGGTTAATTGAAATGCGTCAAGTTACTGAATTAAATAACGATATTTTCAGAAAACATGATAAAGCGATTGATAATTCTTTAAGGAAAGAAATGGAAACGCTTCAAAACGAAATCGTTAAAAAAGACATTAAACTTCTTAACAATTCTGTTCGCCGTGGTGACGAAATGGCGTTAAAACGGATTATTGACGTTCAAATTGAAGATTTTAAATTGGATAAAAATCTGACAAGAATTTCAGCACTTGAATCCGCTCAACAATCTTTTTTGGACATCATAAACCGAACAGCCGTAGAAGTTGAATTATCGACAAAAACGCCGTATGAAGCGTTGCGAGATTCTGTTAAGGAATTTGGTCGTCAAAACATTAAAACCGTCACATACGCCAAAAATGGCAAGTTTCAAACCATGCAAATTGACTCTGCGATTAAACGGTCTGTCAATACAAGGTTGACTCAAACAATGGCTCAAACACAATTCGCCAAAATGAATGAATGGGGTGTTGAGTTATTAGAGGTTTCTTCACACGGTGGTGCAAGACCGAATTGTGCGCCGTATCAAGGAAAGATTTATACAAGAGGGCAACGAACCGCAAAGTATCCTTCTTTCGAAACTGACTCCTCTTACGGTCAACCTGACGGTCTTCTTGGAATCAATTGCACTCATGTAATTTATCCATTCATTGAAGGTGTGAGTGAACAAACATATTTCCCATACGACAAAGATATGAATGATAAACTCTATATAGAATCACAAACCCAACGAACTTTAGAACGAAATATCAGAACAACGAAACGTGAGATATTAACTTTAAAGTCAGCCGGTTTTGATGCAGGTAAAGAAGAACAAAAATTAAAATCTATACAATCAAAGATGCGTGACTTCATTTCCGAAACGGGTCGAACAAGACATTACGAAAATGAAAAAATTTACGCATAATCGGTTAAATTTAAATACAATTAAGGAGTTGATTATAATATGACGGATAACCCTGCCGAACAAGGGGTCGAGGGTGAAAACTTAAAAGAATTCACTCCCGAACAGCAGAAAATAATTGATGCGGCAATTCAGTCGAGAATCAATAAAGTAAAAGAAGCAAAAGATTTAGAAATCAAAGAACTTAAAACAAAGTTGAAAGATGTTCCTGAAGATTTTAATGCTAATTTATGGAAAAAGATTCCGAAAGATTTTGACCCTTCAGTTTTGGAAAAATTGAAACAGCCGCCCGAACCTAAAACCGGCGACGATAAATTTGACAGTCTGCGTATTGAGCAAGAAAAATTGCTTGAAGAATTGAAAACTGCAAAACTTGAACTTGAAAAAGAACGTCAGCAGTTTAAATCTGAAGCATTGAATAATCAGCTCAAATCACTTGGTGTTGACGACAAGCATTTGAAATTTGTCGGTTCTGAACTTCCTACGATTCAGAAAGACCACCCTGAACTTTCTTTGGAAAAAGCCGTTGAAAAGATTTTGACGGATAACGGACTTGCAAAAGTGCCGGCAAAAGGTAACGGTGGGAAATATATGGGCAATGCGCCCACAAACATGAAACCTAAAAGCTTGGCTGACGCCATATTGCTTAAAATGGAAGAAAATTCAAAGTGATAAAATATGCCTGTTACTTTACTCGAAGCAAAAGAATTGTCTGACAATGTTTTGACTCCGTGGGTTATTGACGAATTCGTCACCGACCCTTTTTTGGAATATTTACCGTTCGACAATACAGTTAAAGCCGCCGGAATGGGTCAATCCCTTTCTTATTCTTACGGTCGTGTGATTGAATACGCAACCGCACAGACTCGTGCATTGAATACGGAATACGCACCTCAAGAAGCAAAAGTCAAGAGAGTTACTGTTGACTTGAAACAATTTGGTGGTGCTTTTGAAATTGACCGTGTTCTTCAGAACAATGAACGTGAAGTTATCGCTTCTATGTTTGAATGGCAAGCACAGCAGAAAATCAAATCTACTCGTGCGCTTTTCTCTGACATGGTAATCAACGGTGACGCTGAAGCTGACCCTACACAATTCACCGGTATTGACAAAATCGTTACCGGCACATCTACCGAATACATCCCTGACTCTGCTGTTGACATTTCTACTGCGACAGCAATCGCAACCAACGCCAAACAGTTCATGTTTGACCTTCGTCAGTCTTTGAAACCTTTGAATGCACCACCCACATTCATGCTCGTTAACCGTGACCTTTTCGCAACTTTCCAATCTGTTGCTGACGAATTGACTGGATTCACGATGACAAAGACCGCTCTCGGAACAAACATCATGAACTATGCAGGTATCGGTATTCTTGAAATGGGTAACAAACCCGGAACGAATGACCCGATTATCGAAACCGCAAGTGACGGAACAACTTCCGCATACTTCGTCAGACTTGGTCTTGACGGTGTTCACGCTGTTTCCCCTGCCGGAACAAGCCCTGTTGACATTTTCCTTCCTGATTGGAATTCCCCTCTCGCATTGAAGCGTGGTGAAGTTGAAATGGTTGCCGCGCTTTGTGTTAAAGACACTCGCTCAATCGGTGCTTTCCGTAATATCAAGGTGGTGTAATCATGGCTGTTAATGGACTCCCTGACCAAATTTCCGCAATTGTAAACGGCGAAAAACCAGTTTATACTGATGTCGCTGACTTGGTTGACGGTAAACTTTATTGGATTGTTGTCAAAAAAACCGGTCAGACGATTGAACGCAGTATCGGTTTGACATACAAAGCGACTTTGAACGACTACATCGCAAAAGATTACGAATTGGTTTCCGCATTGGATACCTTCTACGCACCTGACGATTAAGTTGATGAAGTGGTGGTTTTCAACTTTCCTTTCCACCACTTCTCTATTTTTCAACGGCGGTGACTTAAATGTCTATTGATTACACCGAATGGGTGTCTATGGAAGATTATAATTCTTGGACAACCTACAAAATAACTGATGAAGATTTGTTCAAAATCTTACAATCTCGTTCTCAAGATTTAATTAACTTGAAGACTTTTTGCCGCATTGATGTTAAGTTTGGCGGATTTTATAATTTGCCGAGCAGAATGAAATATTTGGTTCAAAAATCAATGATGGCTCAAATTGAGTATTTTGTTATGAATGGTGGTCTTAAAGTTTTATCAAAAGGTAAAATGAGTTCCGTGACTTTGAACAAATTCAGATACGAATACGAAGGTTCAGGTAACAGTCAGACTGCGGCATCTTTAGATAACGCAAGATTGTGTGAACAGTCAGTCAAATACTTATCGCAAACAGGATTGCTTTACGCAGGGTCACGGTGTTAACATGATTGATGATGTCGAACCTATTCTTGAAGAATTACTCGGTATGTCAGCCGTTTTGAAAAAAGCGATTGGTAAAGATGATGAAAATGAAATTGTTTATCAAGAATTCTTTTTGGAAAACATAAGAATCGAATTCCAAAGAAACATAACAAGAGATAAAGACGGTAATGAAGTTTTAGTTAACGCATTATTGTTTTTTGATTCTACATTTTCACAACCCGGTGATGTTATTTTCGACACTGATGACATAATCGAATTCAGTTATTATGACGGAACATATTCATTTAAAATAATTTCAATTGAACCACAAATCGCTTTCAGCAATCCTGTTTATTGGATTATTGGGTTGGTTTGATATGGCGAGAAAAACGAAATTTAATGCAAAAAAAACCGCAAATAAATTAGAAAAAGCGGCATATAATACAGGTGAAAAATTAGCGAATGAAGTGCATAAAGATTCCAATTATTATGCGCCGGAACGTGACGGACATTTGAAACGTAAAGTGAATGTCTTTTATGACTCTGCAAAAAGAAATTGGGTTATTCAATGGGCTTCTGTATATGCAAGAAGGTTATATTACGGCGGCGGATTCAAATTCCAAAAAATAAAGAATCCTAATGCATCACCTTTTTGGTATTCGAAAGCGAGAACAATCAAATTATCAAAATGGTTGAGATTCGCAAAGAAACAATACGGTATAGAATTAGAAAGGTTAAAATAATGAAATACGAAACAATATCAGGATTAATAACAATCTTCATCAGTTCTTGTATTACATTTTCGACTTTCGCTTTGGGCGCATTTCAAACATTACTTTGGTTAATGTTGATTTTAATGGGTGCTGATGTGATTATCGGATTTCTTGGTGCAGTTGCGAGAAAAGACATTCGCGTTGCTACATTATTATCAGGAATTCCAAGAAAATTGTTACAGTTTTCTTTTTTCCTTGTAGCAGTCATAGTTGACCAAATACTTATCGTTTTGACAGTAAACGGCGTTCCGATTCCGCTCGGCGAATATACACTCGCTGTTGCGGTTTGTATTTGGTTAATTGTGTCTGAACTCTTATCAATCATTGAAACAATGATTCTTTCCGGCGTTACAATTCCGCCCGGATTCGTTGAAATTGTCGAATGGTTGTCAAAATATTTCAGAGTATTCCCTGAAGATGAAACATTGGGAGAAGAAGAAACAAAAGAAGAAACGCAAGGTGAAGAATAATGGCGATAATTCCGGCAAGTCAAGGCAATACAATTTCCAATATGTAGCAAACTGTTTGCTATAAATTATCTGCCTTTCTTGGCGGTAAGAATTTGATTGGTTTAAGAATTGATAATTACACTAAAATTTCATTAAATCTTATTCCTAATTCACCAACAGTGAAATATTACAATGATTCTCAACAATACAAAACAGAGTATATTTTCTCTTTTTTGGTTGTTGAGGAAAAATCCTTCAATTGCATTCAAACACTTGAACAAATAAGATTTTACTTTACAACATTAGCCGAAGAATTGAAAGATGATTCGGTTAATGAATGGTGGCGCATTCAAGGAATAAAATCCATTGGTGAGCCAAACTACATAGGTTTGTATGAAGACGGAAAAAGTTATATGTTTCAAATGAGTTTTTCTGTTATAGTAACATACCACAATTAAAAGAGGATGATAAAATGCCTTTAGACTATTCCGCAGAACCGCAAAAACTGATGCCTAACTACGAAAGCGAATTTTACGTTTGCGAAGATTTGACATCTGACACGCCCGTTTGGACTCCTGTAATGGGAGTTACGAACATTGACAACAACTTTGACCCGACAACGCTGACTCGTGCTTATTACAACGATAACGGCGCACAGAGAGATTATCTGATTGGTTTCAAATTTACAGTTTCCGTTTCCGGTGACCGTGACTTGAACGATGAGGGTCAAAATCTTCTTTTCAAAGCCGCAAAAATCTTTGCGACTGGCACTGACAGACGGATTAAAGTTAAATATTTGACTGAAGAATTCGAAATTACAGGTATCTGTAATCAAGGATACGGTATCGCCAAGAATGGTGAGGCTCTTGAATTCGCAACTTTCGATTTAGAGTTTTCCTTCCAAGGTGAACCTGAAGTGACATCTTTGATTACCTGAAACGCCTTAAACCGAATAACCAAAAAAGAGTGATTACAAATGGCATTTAAATTTGAGAAACCAAAATCTTACCCTATGGAAATTGAAATCGGCGACAAAACTTATGTTTATTACGTTGACCAATACACCATGAGTATGGACGTTTACGCATTAGCAGACAAAATCATCAAAATGCAAACCGAAAACGAACAATTTGATGCGGCAACATTGGCTGAAGAATTCCCGAAACTTGTGACTGAATTATGTCGTAAAGTGTTCGGTGAAGAAGTCACTGACGCATTGATTGATTTCGCTGACGGTAATATGTGGCGTTTATCTGATATGCTCATTCCGTATCTTCAAACCGATTTCTTGGCAAAGTTCCGTGAAATTGCTCAAGAAAAATACATTGAAAAAGTCGAATCTTTGAAACCGGCAAAAGGCAGAGGAAGAACGGCTAAAACAACAGGAAGTGTGAAATGAAATGTTTGATTTTGAAGAATCGAAAATAAATCCGGTTCTTAAATTCAAACATTGGGATTTGACATTAAATCTTTCTTTGGAAAGAGTTTTTAATGTCATTTCCGCACTTGATGAAGAAGAAGATATACCGCCGGAAGAACGTATCAGACACGTTGACAGATTTTATCTCGTGTTAGATAATCTGCTCGACATTGACGACTCCGGTTTTGACTGTTTTAATTATCTTGACGAAATGACTTGCGATGAGCAATAGGAATTATTCACAATTTTACTCAACCGATTTATATTTCCGAGCGAGAAGACATTTTCTCAAGCGACCCCATGTTTTGATATAAGATACGACTTTAAAATGGTTTATACGGCGATTTTGAAGTCTTTCAACATTGACATTATTGACGACATGAAAGAACTTTCTTGGTCGAAATTTAGAATGCTTTTAAAGGATATTGACGAAGATTCCATGTTAATGAAAGTGATAGAGATACGGGAAATGCCGTTACCGCCCGCCACTGAAAAGAATATGGAACGACGTGCTGAAATTCGACGTGCGAAATTGAAATATGATTTACCGCATTTGAAAAAGGCGAGAAAACAAAAACAAGCCGAAACATTGAAACAATATGCAGAAAATCAACGCAAAGAAGGAAGTTTAAAAGATGTCCACACCTGACGGTTATATCAATGTTGAGGTTGATGTTGACGCTTCAAAAGCGGAAAAAGAATTAAATTCTTTTGAGAAAACAGGCAACAAGACTGCTGAAAATATAGAGGATTCTTTTGAGAAAACAGGTGATTCTGTTTCAGATTCGATGAAGAAAACTCAAAAAGAAAGCAGTAAAAGTTTTTCTATTTTAGATAAAGATTCTGCCGCCGCCGCCGGCGCAATTGCCGGTGTTTTCGCCGGTATCACAAGTAAAATAACAACTATGTTTATTGATATGGCGGCTGAAGCCATTCAGTCAATTAAACAAATTGTTACTGATTCTGTTAAACTTTACGCTGATTTCGATGACTCCATGAGGCAGGTTCAAGCCACTCTTGGTATTTATGGTGACGAAGGTGCGGCAACATTACAACAACTTGAAGAAGCCGCCCGTAAAGCCGGTGCTACAACTCGTTACACTGCAAGTGATGCCGCTGAAGCGTTAAATTATATGGCACTCGCCGGTTATGATGCGCAGAAATCAATCAACACTATGCCGAAAGTGTTAAAACTTGCCGCCGCAGGGAATCTTGACATTGCTTATACTTCAGATATGGTAACGGACGCAATGGCGGCGTTACAACTTGAAGAAAAAGAACTTGATAAATTAATGAACCAAATGGCGAAAACTTCGCAGAGAACGAACACAAGTATCGGTCAACTCGGTGAAGCTATTTTGGCAGTCGGCGGTCAGATTCCGGCGTCTAATCAAGAACTTGAAACGATGAATACTGCGCTCGGTTTATTAGCAAATACCGGTATTAAAGCGGCGGAAGGCGGAACAGCGTTAAGAAACATTCTTTCCTTAACTAAAAGTAATGCTGATAATATCAAAAAGACAACCGGTGTTGACATTTACGACCAACAAACCGGTAAAATGCGTGACATTCTTGAAATCATGAATGATATCAATGAAGCGACAAAAGATATGAACGATGCTCAAAAAGATGCATTCATTGAAGGAATTTATGGAAGATATAATACAACCGCCGCACTCAACCTTATGGGTGAAATTGAGAAGAATGGTGGATTTGAAGGTTTATCTGAAGGATTAAGGGAAGAAATTGTTGACGCTGTTGACGAAGATACTATCACAAAGATTTCAGATGTAATGGAAGGCGGTCTCGGCGGTTTATTCAGAACGATTATCTCTATGGGTGAAGAGTTAATGATTGTTCTTGGAAAAGGGTTACAACCCGTTTTGACAGTTATTGGTGAAATTGCGTATTTGTTTATGCAAAACCTTCAACCCGCATTAGAAAAATTCTTCGGTTCGTTCAGTGACGAACATTTAGGCGCATTTAAAACAATGCTGACTTATATCGCAGATGTTCTTTCAATATTGATTATTTACATTCTTGAAGTTGCTTCAGTCACATTACCTCTTTTGGCAGACGCTTTCACTTTGGTTGTTCGTGTATTAAGTCCATTTTGGGATATTATGAAACGTCTTATTTCTTTAATAACAGGAAAATTTATTACCGGTTTGAAAGCGTTAGAACCGCTTATCAGAGTTGTATTTACAGCGTTAGGTGAATTGTTAGATGAACTTGCGCCGACGTTTGAATGGTTATGGAAACAAATTAACAGGTTATCGACTGCGTTAGAAACACTTCAAGAAGGGTGGCGTAAAGTTTCTAAATCGTCAGGTAAAGAATTCGAAACGGTTAAAGAAGATGTTGAAGCCGTTACTGACGCTGTTCATGAACTTGACGAAGAATTGAATAAACTTGACGGTAAAACAGTCAATACGACTGTAAACACAAAGTTCACAACAACAGGTTCATCAAGCAGTGGCGGTGGTGGCGGTGGTTCGTCAGGCGGCGGTGGCGGAAGCAGTTATGCAGACACCGTTTATGCTGTTAAAGGTATTTCTTACGGCGCAAACAACGGCACTGTCGGATACTATAATTCTAAAACAGGTGCTTCCGTCAGCGAATCTGAAGTTAAATCTAAATTCTATTCCAAAAATACTTACCATGAGGGCGGTATTGTTGAAGGTATCGGCGATGTTCCGGCTCTCTTGGAAGCAGGCGAAATGGTGTTGACGAAACCGATGCAATCTAAATTGTTCGGTATGATTAGCGGCGGTAACCTTTCTTCCGGCGGCGGTTCAGAAATGAATTATACTGAAATCGTTAACGCACTTATGGAAGCAATCAGAAACACACCGCTTTCTATCACAAGTAAGGTAAACGCTATATTTGATAAAAGACAATTATCAAAAGAATTAATTCCGGAATTTGAATCAGAATTGAAAAGGTTAGGGAAAACAATATGACTGAAGTGTTAACATTCAAAGGCGGCGGATTACCCGATTTGAAAATAAATAAAATTTATCAGTTTCAATGCGTTCCGTATCGAAACATTCAACAGAATACAGCACCGTCAGGTAGATTGTTTTCTCAAAAATCTTACCAAAAAAGAAGCGTAATTGTTAAATTCGGTTGGTTAGAACCGGAAGAAAAAATGGAAATTGTTAAACGGATTGTAGATACTGAATTTGAACTTTTATTTTTCAATGAAGAAACACAAGAGTTTGAACAATCAAAGTTTCTTTTGGCAAACGGAAGATATGAACCTGGAACAATGAAAGATGTCAGTCACGGTAGAGTTTGGATTGATTTCGGGTTTACTGCTGTTGAAACAAGAGGGTATTAAATATGATTGGAATGAGTGATACTTATTACGTTAATGTCGATAAAACGATAAGAGAACCGTTCATTCCGACAGTTATTTTATCTTCGGCAGACCCGACTTTGATTGAAAAAACGTCGTTTGATTCATTGTCAGAACAATTACCGTTTTCAAGACAAAATCAATTATTTAATCAAATCGTAAATCCGTCTTGGGGTCTTCAAACATTTGAACCCGGAAGAACGAAAGCGAACGGTAATTTCGTTATTTTTGACGATACTACCGGCGGTGAATTCGGTTGGTGGTCAAAAGCAGTTTGTGATGAAAATGGTAATTTTTCAGAACCGCAAACGATTAAACTCGTTTATTCTGAAAATTTAACATTTTTTGAATTCAGTATATTCTTTGATTTTTGGGCGAAAGAATATGCAACAGATTTCGAAATCACGTTTTACGATTCAAATAATGCAATTGTTTCTCAAAGACACGTTACTGACAACAATTCTTATTCGTATCAAATTGAAGAACAACTATATTTTGTTCGTTCGGTTGAACTTAAAATCAATAAATGGTCTATCGGGAATAGATACGCTAAAGTTTCAGAAATGTTATCCGGTTTTGTTATGTTTTTTGATTCAGATACTGTTTTTGGAATTTCGTTTACTGAAAACCTTTCAATATTTGAAAAAGAAATCATTTCTTCAGAAATCAGAGTTACTGTTGAGAATTTTGACCAACAATTTAACATCAATAATCCAACCGGTATTGCGAAAAAATTGGATATGAAACAACCGTTCAATGTTTCGCTTTCTTTGGAAGGTGAGAATGTTCAACTTGCGTTAATGTATCTTTTGGAACAAAAAACGGAACAAAGAAACACAATTACTTTTGTTTGCCGGTCTATTTTCGATTTCATTGAAGAAGATTACATTCCGGCATCTCATGAACGTGTTTCCGCATATTCGTTATTTGAAACGCTTTTCCAAAAAATAGGAATAAGTGATTACAGTATCGTTTCTTCTTTGGAAAACGTAATGGTTAACCAATACGCTGAAGGTTTAACACTTCGACAAGCGGTTCAGCAGTTAGCGAATGCTGTCAGGTGTGTTGTTTTCACAAACAGAAACGGAACGGTGTCTGTTGACACAATTGATTCTTTACTTATTCATACGAAACAATACGTTCATCTTGACCAAAACGTAACAAGCGACCCACCTGAAACAGATAAATTAAAAACAATTGATTCGGTTACAGTCACAACATATCAATACACAGTTGATAACGAAACAGGTTTGACCGATATTGTTAAAGATTATAAAGTGTCGATTGATAACGATTTCGCTCAAACGGAATATTACATTGATTATAAACAGATTGCAACACAAGTTACCGCAACAGTCACCGGATTAACTGTTGTTGGCGATATTCAATATTTCGCTGACAGATGTAAAATTGTCTTTTCAGGTATTGGTGAAGCAACAGTTAATATCAAAGGTATTCCTGTAATCCAAAAGAAAGGAAAACTTAATCTAAAAAGCGACCGTTATTATAATAATCCGGTGAAAGAAGATACGCCGGTTGAAAATCAATTCATTTCTTTGGCATCACAAGGAAGATTATTGGCTGAAGCAATGATGAAAATGTCAGAATTTAGAATTTATAATGAAATTTATGAACGTGGTAGACCCGATTTAGAAGCCGGCGACATGATTGAAATTGAAAACGAATTCGGTATTATTCGTGACGGATTAATATTTGAACAAAACATTCAATTCGATTCAAACGGTTTCTTGGAAGGGTTTATGAAAGTTTACGGTAGAGGAAGTTAAAAATGAGTCAGTTAGCGGCAAAGGATTTAATAGGTTCTTTAACAATAACATAGGCAGAAGCCGTAGAAGATTATCAAGGCGATTATACGATAGCGAAAGCTAATTTATTTAATCCCGACGCTCCATTTTTGGTTTTTGGATATAACGGCGTAATGTTGCCAGCCGTTCTCAATTCCAAAGACTCCAATAATTTTTATTACACTATCCGCATTCCCTTTTTGGCGGCGGGAAATACTGAAATTTTAATATATTCTGCCGATACTGATAATTCAAATAATGAGTTAACTTATGCCGAATATTATAATTTTAAAAACGGATTCCCGAACGGCTGGCAGAGCGGTTACCATAACGGGTTTATAAGATCGGCGTCCACTTTTAATGGTATTGCATGGAAAACCGCAGGCTCTCAACCCACAACGGACGGCTGGCAGAAAGATGCTAATACCGATTATATCAGGCATCAGTCAAAAGACGGGTTTTTAATTACAGATGATTTGACCACAAACCGAGAAGCAGAGGGCTATACTTATGAGCTTATCGCTGAATTTGCAAAATCTACTTTTTGGTCTTTCGGTTTCGGAAGCCGTAATAATATTTATTCCGATAATGTGCGAACGAATGATAATAACGGTTCAGTTTTGAACTTACAAAACGTCATCAGCGTCGTAACCCAATCAATACCAGTAGTGGCTGGCGTAATGTATAAAATTAAAATCGCAATTTCGATATACGCAGACAGAGTTAATTATAAAGGCTGGTCTTCTGATAACGTTTTATTATTTGACGTAACAAACACAAGGGCGTTAAGCTCAACAAATAACGACAGCAGAAGCCGCATTAAATTTTGGGGCGGCTCGCAAGAATCAAGATTTTATCAAATGCTTAGACGAAAAACCGCTATTGGCGGAACTTATACGGTTGTTCCAATTGAACCCGAGCCAGAATAGGAATTTATACCGACACCGCCGCTTAAATGGCGTTCCACTTCAGAAATTAACGCAGAAGATTTCAACCGTATTTCAAACAATATCGCTGTCTGTTGGGGTTTATTATCAAGAAAAGGTTATCTTGGACAAATGAGAGAAATGCGTTGCGATTGGAGTTTTAATACTGATGACCATTGCAGATTTTCTTGGTGGCGCAACATGAGATTGAATATCCAAGAAATGTATCAAACCTTCCCGTTTTATTTAATATTTTCAAATTCGCCGGTATATATAACATTCAATGAACCGTCACCAAGAAATCCTGTTGAAGTATTATCAGCAGATTTATTAAATTCAATGGAAATTAATCTTAAAAATATTTATGAATTTACAAAATCATTAACATATTACCCGCTAAACGTGATTTTGACAAAAGATATATCAAGAAGGAAAACAGCAAGAGGAATGATTTTCTAATGACAAATACTTATGACGCACCTTTCAAAGAAGAAATTTTAAGTTATAACGGGCAACCGATTGCAGTTTTCAAGGCAGTAAATCCCGACACGCAGGAAATAATCATTCCTAAAATGGCTCTCAAACTCGTTTCAGATGTAATTCAAGAAGCAAACGGTATCACTGCGCCGCAATTGAATAACATGAACGGGGAGATTAACTCACATTCTGAATTAATTCAAACTATTTTATTATCAGCTGAACTTAAAGACGCTATTCGTTCGACAGGTAATGATAATTTAGAATTGTTTGGTATTAATGAAAAAACATCAATCGGAGTTTTAAATAATCATAACGATTATGCTACTTTAAATTCTGACGCTGTTGCAGGTTCTTCTCAATTAGAAATAATTAATGTTAATGGTTTGGCTTATATAAAATCAGTTACAATAGGCGATTTAGAGTCAGGTTCTATTTCATCTTATTACTATATGGAATATTCTGAATACCATAAACGGATTGCTGTTTCAGGAAGATATAATTCAGGTGGTTCGAGAGGTGTTTTAGTTTTGTATAACGATAACGGGGTCAGAACTAATCAATCAGGAACTGTTAACGGAAGTCCGAGATGTTATAAAATAGATGTTGATAGTCCGACAGGCTGGGTTTTCTTATTCTGTTCATGGTATTCTGTTAATACGGCTTATCCCGTTCAAGGATTTAAGTCTAATTTAAGCACAACTGATGAAACAAGACCAAGCATTTCAAACAGCGGAACATACGGTGGCGGAATTTGGTTTAACGGTTATCTTTGGCAATGGACTACATTCGGTATTGTCAGATATACAGTTCCTACAAGCGTAGGAAGTAATTTAACTGCTACCGTTTATCAATATACAGACTCTACTGTTTCATACACAGCTACTTATATGGATGAAGTTATGATTCGTTCTGCTGATAATTATATCTGCGGAAGTGCGGCTGATAATTATTTATATACGGGATATAATCCATTATCATTATCACAATCTGTAAATTTGGGTTTTATTGCTCATTCGATATGTAATAAATCTAAAATTTGGGTTTTTGCGGATTCGACAAATGTCAAAGTTGCAAATTCTGAATTCGTAACGAGTAGCACATCTCTAACCAATGCGAATTTAGATTTTTTAAACGGGCGAACAATCAATTCAATTAAATTAATAGACGGTGCTTTTTGGATGGTCGGCACAGGAAATCTTTGTGCTTTTTCAGGAAATGGTATTGATTGGACTGAAACTGAAAATATACTTCCTAACGGACAAAGTGTTAATTTCTATGACATTTGTAAAAATACAAATACGGGAGAATATGTGATTTTAAGTTCTAATAAATTACATTTCTATAATAAAGTTGATATTTCTAAAATGATTAATAAGCGATACAAAATAAATAATCAAGAATTTGTAACGGTTACTGATTTAAAAATAGGGACGGATACGGCTATTTTAACTTTACAAAATCCTTTAATGAATTCTTATGATGCAGGTTTGACAATAAATAGAACTGATTACTCTAAAATTCAGCCTAATTCAACACAATCTGTTTGTGTTGAAATTCAAAACAGATTTTCTCATAATGCGGCTGTCGCTATTCCAATTTTTACAAAAATGGATAATGTTTCAGTCATTGCTGAAATTTGTCAACGAAACGAAAATGAAATTGAGGAATGGGTATCATTTCCGTTTATCAAGTCTCTTGTTAGTATTGATGATTGGATTAAGAATACTTATTTCTTAATTTATCCGCAACAAAAAGATATTTTCGCTATGTGTTTTACTGTTACAAATAATAATGAGGATGTCGTTGAACTTTTCCAATTAAGTATCGGATTAAGTGATGAAGTTTACGAGGTGTGATTATGGATTTTCAAGGTAAATCGAAATCAAATTTAGAAAAAACTATTGAGCAAAAAAAAGAACTTTTAAACGAAATAGTTTCAGAAATGGCGTTTGAAAAACATTCAGATGATGACGAAAAATTAAAAATCCTTTGTGTCGATTTACCAAAAAAAGAAATCGGCGACAACGTGAACGCAGGTGAACGCTTTATTTATAACGGCGTTCCCTATCGTGCTATTTCCGCTCACGTTTTAACGATTCATCACAATCCCGAAACGGCAGGCACTCATCTTTATGAAAACATTCTGCCAAAAAAACGAAAGCGGAATACGTGAATTTACAGCCGCTGATTTACCACTCACGTTTCAGAAAAACGAAATCGTGATTTATAACGGCGAGGAATGGAAATTTGTCGGAAACGGGGAGTGGGAAGAATTAACAATCCATGACCCATCGTGGTTGCCGCCGTTTGGGTATTGGGAAAAAGTAATCAATGTGTAATATTATGAATATACTTACAACAAAAGAAGTGAAAGAGATTTTAACTCCTTTACTTCCACCCGGAACAATCATTCACGTTTCAGATAAATCATATACAACCGTAGGTTCGAAAGAATTAAAGAAGTTAAAGAAATATCTTTTCATTTTACAATTAATTCCTTATCGTGCCGAAACCCGTGACTGCGACGATTTCGCTACAATCGCTGACGCCATTCGCCGCATCTTTTGTCCTTCTTACGCATTCGGCGAAATATGGGCTGACGGCATTTCTACCGGCGGCGGTTATCACGCAATGAATTTCTTCATTACTGACGAAAAAAAAGTTTGTTTATTTGAACCGCAAAATAGTAAAGTTATTACCGATTTCTTGGTAACCGGAAACAACCCCACATTGTGTAAAATTTAACGCTTCCTGTCACGCAACAATCCGAAATGGCAACCGAAGTGGTAACAATAATACAACCCTTTCTCTTGCCAAATTTCTTCAGTGACTCTGAATTGTCTTCCACAGTGTGCGCATTGATAAAACAGTAAATAACTTTTATTTATTTTAGTCAACAGGATAACCCCACGCCATTTCCAATTCAGGTTCACCGTTAATTAAGAATTAAGTTTAAATATAATCAATCCTTCTATTAATATGGAATTTCGATTCCTTTATTTTTTTGTAATCACTCCATGAAAACAGAAAATACACCGTCCGGCAAATTAAAACCTTGCCGGATAACACTTTCAGAAATCTGAAAGGCTTTTTTGCGGTCGTTTTCCTTCTTCAATTATTTTGATATGACTTCTTATCATTTTTGCGTAAAATTCGGTATCAAGCCAACTTGGAACTTTTTTACCTTGAATGTCATCGTTGAGAATAACACCGTTTGGCGTTGTATTAGGTATTCTTTCAGCTTTCCCCGATGCCGTTTTCCACCTTAAATTGGTTGACATAGCGGCTTTATTGCAAGCGAACCACCTTGCAACACGGAAGTCGAATTCTTTGCCTGACGGGTCACAGAACGCTTCAAATGAGCCGGTTGATATAATCCTTTGAAAAAGCTTCAAATTGTCAGAATTGGCGGAAATTGACTCATTTACCGGTATTCCATAAACGAAATAGTTCGTAACAGCGACAGGTATAATTCCTAAATCACATTTCAAAACACTCGGTTTCTTATAGTCACCTCTTGCCTTAATGTTGTTTTTATCTGAATCAGTTACCCAAATATAATTATTCACATCTTTTTGAAAACATTTTATAACATTCTCAAATTCAAGAACCATACCAGTTCTTTCTTGCCACTCTTGACATATTTCTTGGCATTTTTCATAACATTCTTCGTTATGCGGGTGAACGCAAAGACCGTCAGTGTTCGAGTTAATGATTTTGACAAAAGGTTCAAGTTTTTCAAGTAAATCGAGCAAAAACAATTGACCGAGAACACAAATATTGCGTCCTTGTCGAGGGTCGTAAAGGTTACTGCCCGGATATATCGTTGCGCCAAAAACAGAGTTCAATAACGCTTTTAATGCGTCTGCTATCGGGTCTTTGTTCGATTTATATGTTAATCTATCTTCGTAAATTTTTGCATATTTCACAGCATTTTCCACAGAACGTGGAAGTAAACCGTAAAGTAAAATCAAAGTCGGATAATAACTTTTAACGTCAAGAATAAGCATTTTCTGTTCTTCGCCGTCCCATTCCCAACAAACAACCAAATCAATCGAATGCGTACCGCCCCAACGAATTGAATGTTTAACGCCACCGATTTCAATAATGAGTGATTTGAAAGGTTTACCGTCTTTGTCAAGTTCATGATTCGCAGGGTCTAAAAACCAATCAACAACGAATTTATACTTTTCAAGTTTAAGGTTTTCAGGAATGATTAAATCAAACTCATCGTCACTTTTTGGTCGTTTTTTTGCTTCTAAAATTTTAGCGGCGAGTTGAGTTTTCGTAAATCTAAAATCTTGAATAGGCAATTCAAATTTTTGAATTAAGTGATAATGCGCTCTGAATTCGTTAAACCGTTCAAAGAAAACACGTTTAAGTTCTGAAACATCAGACCAACAATAAAATTCAACTTCTTCTAATTCTTCTTTGGTGAGTGGTCTTTCAATGTTAAACGGCACTGAACATTCAATAATCGAAACACCCATGTGACCTTCCAATTTCTTTAAACCGATTCTTTCAGTCATTGCATCATAGAAATTGAAACTTGGCGGATATTTACCTTGTAAAACTTTCCAACCCGGCGTATCCTCTTTAATGATTTTATCGTTAATAAATTTCGGATTCATACCAACACAGATTCCTTTAAGAATCCATTGGTCATACCCTCTGATATTATAACCAACAAAAACATCATTTTTATGTTCTTTAACAAATTTAATTAAACCGGCTTGGTCGTTATGAAAAGAGATACGGTCACCGTTAAGAAATTCAAAACAAAACAACCAATCATCCTGATAAACTTCAGAATCGCAAAAAATTAAATCGTGTTTCATTTAATCACCAAAAAAGATTGTTAAAAAAGTTGATATTCGGCGTCGTGCCAATATTTCTTTATTTCTTGGTAACTAAACCCACACTCTGTTAAAATTTCGTCTATAATGTCGATATTGAAAGGATTTACAAGGAATTTAAGGTGTCTGATACACGCTATTACAAGATTAGAATCTGCGTTTTCGAAAGTGGAAGTTGAATAATAATTTTCAATATCAATCACAAGGTTTGCTCTGAAACGAACATCGTCAAAATCTTCGCATTCGCAGTTGTAATTGCAATCTTCACAATAACACGGGTCAACCATGTAATTCAACAACGCTTCGCATAATTCTGTTTCTCGTTCCGTCATAATCAGTCACCTCTTTCAATTTCTCTTAAACACCTGCAACATATTCTTTTACCCGCAATTATTGTTAATTCGATAGTTATAATTCCGCATCTTTCACAACGTGAATTTACAACTTTTCCAGGAGAATAACTCATTAAAATCACCAAAAAGAAAATAAGAAATGGGATATGTTTATGCAACATACCCATTAACGACAGCAACTTCAATGTTTTTCGCACCGGAAGGAGTGACTTTAATTTCGTATCTTGCCGGTGTTTCACCTTCAATACCATATTTCTTAACAACCGCTTCGTGTTGCGCCGGCAAATCTTTCAACTGATTGAATTTAAATCCGGTTGTTTCGACAAATTCACCTCTGTCGCCAGCTTTCCAATATGCCGGAATCAAACCGTTCAATTTTCTCATAAGGATTTGAATTGCGGTTTTGTTGCCGTCTTTGCTGTTTCTAACGTAAATGTTTTCAAATGAAATAACCGGTCTGCCATGATATTTTTCAGGATTTTCAGGTTCGTCAGTAATAACGAAATGTTTTTCAAGGTATTCTCTACCGGTTTCTTCTTGGGTTTTGAAAACAATTTTCTTTAAACCGACAATGTAATTTCCGGGCGGAACATTTTCCATAGACTTATAATTGTTCGGCGAATTTGCCGCCGCTCTGATTGTTTCAACATCAATTTCAATATTATCAAGTGCCATTTTATTTACTTCCTTGTAGTTGTTCTTTTAGATTTCGGTTAAGGGAGTTGATTCATCATTGCTTCAACTTCCTTGGCTGACTTGTCTAATTCCTCATCAGACATTGTATTTATTGATACTTCAACTTTATTTAGTTTCTTTTCTTCAACAGGTAACTGTTTCTGAACATCCGGCTGTTGAACTGTTTCCGTTTTTTCTTTTGGTAATTCTGCCGGTTTCTTTTCTGTCGGTTTTGTTTCGATAAACGGTGTCGTTTCAAGTTTTTCAGTTAAACCGGAAGCGAATGCGCCGTCATCGTCAGGTTCACCGCAAGTGATACCAAGAAGACCCGTTAATAGGAATCTTTTGGAATAAGTTTTAGAACCGCCGTAACCTTGAGCGTTATTGTCTTTGTTCAGCGGAAGTGTGCAAATTGAACCAATCCACTGCCCGGAAGTATGTAAAATCATACAAGCAAACGGTTCTAAAATTGAAACAACATCTTTATTCTTTTCAGAATATTTCTCAATATTGTAACCGGGAAGTGACGGAAATGTTGCAACCAATCCGTGTTTCGCAAGTTTCGGTCTGATTGTATCCATGATTGTGTCAAAGTCTGCGTAACGGTTGTTATGATAACCCATTGCCGTAAAAGAGATACGGGAATTTTCTTTTTGGAATTCAACCAACGCTTCCGTAATCTTATCAATTTCCGGACTAATAATCATTCCGAAAGGGTTCGTTTCAATGTTTTCAGCTTCATGAAAATTCATTAAATTTCAACTCCTTCAAATCTCGTCATCAAAAACCGCCTCTGCGTTTTCGTCAGGAATCACTTCAAACCATTCTTCACGGTGTTGTTCAGAAATGCGAGTGAAATTGTTTGTCGATTCGTCAAAATAAACGTCGCTATCAAAAACGTCATTTTTCATAAATCTTGAGAATTTAGAACCGGGTTTATAAGAAACAAGTTTTATATTTCTTGTTTCAAAGTCAACCATGGTTAAGTGTAACTCACGTTTAGAATTAACCATTTCAGGTTCAGTGTTTTGTATATGATTTTTAGTATTAATTAAGTCTGATTCTTTTAACATTTAATCACTCCATGTAAATTTTATTTTAAAACTTACATTTACATATAGTATTTAATTGTATATATAGGTTTTGGTTACATCCACTGACAGTTATCGGGGGTGTAACTACCGTTTTTATCTTTTCTTACCAATTTCTTGGAATCGTCATAACCGTGCGCGACAGCCCATTTTTTGAAGATTGGGTATTCAAACCACGCTTTAAACCATTTAACCGCCGGCTTGCCGTTATATTCTTCACGACCGCCATATAGGTTATAGTGAGGGTCATTCGGGTTTAAGCACCGAGATTTAGTCTGCGCCCAAATGTAGTATAATCTTGTTCTTGATTCACCGTGTTTCGTCATTGATTTCCGGTAACAACTGCGGCAAGTATTCGTTTTTAATTTCGGAACATTGTCAGACCGAACTTGACGAATTTGTCCGCAAATCGGACATTTAATCGGTTCTGTTTTATTTGCCATTCAAATCACCTTTTCTACTTCTCTTTTCAGCGTCACCTTATAAATTTCAAGTGTATTCGCTTTCTCTTTTTTCGTCATTACATTTAAGATATGATGCAAAATAAGTAATGAGGTATTTTGCATCTGATAAAGTCTGAAAATCGCTTGCATTTTCAAAATTGCAAACTGTTACAGATACATCAGCATGATATTTTTCAATTAATGTTTTCATCGGAGTGGTTCTATTAATTTTATCAAATTCTTCGTCTTCCAATTCAACATCGAGTTCAACAGCAATATACTTATTATCGAATCCAACACGGTATGTTGTTTGATAAAATTGTTTTCGTTATAATTCGGGTCAACAAGCGGTGCGTTAAAATCTATCTTACCTTCCTTCATCAGTATTCCTCTGTTTTGTCAGCATAGACGATTTTGCAAGTCGGTTCAACCCATGTTTCTTTCTTGGCGGCGGTTATTTCCGGAATTGTTAATTCCAATTCTTTCAATACTGCTGAATTCCATGTCGTTTTTGTATAACCTTTAACATGAGAAACTGTTCCATGACCAAGAGCTTTAAAACTTGCACCATTCGGACACGTTAATCTTACATTCGTTTCAGCGGCGATGAAATTTCGGTAAATTTCCGAATCTTGATATTTGTTTTGAGCCGCTTCCCAAACCGCTTTTGCCACCATATATTCTTGGTATTCTTCGCTTTGAAGCAATCCGTGTCGAAGACCAAAAAGAAAAATACAAGAATTGTCAAATGTTTCTGTCATTTTTTCCCACACCATTTAAACCGCCTCACCAAAACATTTCACCGAACAAATCTTCGTTGATTGCATAGAATTCGCAGATGTCGTCTTGAATGCTGTCAATTTCGCTTTCATCAATGAAAACGTCAACGAAAACAGCTCCAGTCAAATCATCATCGTAACCAAGCAAATCAACTTTGATTTCAGCGTCATAACCGTTACCGGTCAAAAACTGTTCGAAAATCTTTGCTTCTTCGTAATCATCGTTGAAATTTACACTTCTTTCGTATTCTGTCATATTAAATCACTCCATTGTAGATTTAATTTTTCTACAATTACAATAAGGGTTTAATACTATATATAGTTTTTGATGATTCAACGAATACGGTTTTTCATGTTTTCGGAATGCGTAATCCACCGGCAGTTGTCAGGTTCGTAATTTCCGTTGTTGTCGATTCTGTCAATTTCTAAATCGTCAGCGTAACCATTTGCAATTGCCCATTCTCTGAATGACATAAATGATTCTTGCCATTCTTGGTAAACGGTTATACCACGACCGCCGTAATCAGAATAAGAACCGGCGTTTGGATTTAAACAACGATTTTTCATTCCTTGCCAAATCTTATATAGTCTTGTTGTTGAAAACCCGTGTGTTTGCATTTTATTTTTAACGTAACATTTTCGACACAAACTCGTTTTATATTTTTTTGCGTTAGTATATTCCGCTTTACGGATTTCACCACAGCAACCGCATTTGATTGTAACGTAATGAACCCATTTGCCGTTTGGTTTCTTTTCTGAAAATTCACTCAACCATTCCATGATTTCACCTTTTAATATTTTTCTTTAACAATTATAAGTTGTTTTTCTAATAAATCAACATCAATAACTCTTTACTCTTTTGTATGCCCATATTGTTTTATTTAATTTTTTACTCCACATCTGCTTCTTTTCGAATCCTTTTCCTTTCATTTCAACAGTAAACATTCCACTTGAAAGTGGTTTGTAATTGTTTTCACGAATCCATAATTCGTAATGACAGGAATAGACATCTTTTGCAGTTGTGTTTTCTAAAAATTCGTCAATTTCTTCATCGTTGTCGCCGAGTGTGTTTAAAAATTCAACAATCGGATTACTTTGTATTTCGTATTGTCTTTTCATTTCTTCTACGCTTTCTGACATTGTAAAACCTTCCGATTTCATTCGCCAATATCCTTGCACCGCTAATGCGGCGAATCGTTCAAGTGCTTCTTTGGTTGTTAATTTATCAATGATTTCTGAATCTTCAGAATCGTTTTTAAATTTTGCCAAAAAAGGTATAATAACCAATCTACGCATGAAACCGTCAGAAGTGTCGTCAGTTCTTGGGAAACGGTTACCTGCGAAAATAAACTTTGAAGTGTTTGAAAATTCAACCGGAGTTTTGAATTTAATGTCAACACTAACCGGGTCGCCGGTAACAAGTTTTTTAAACAAGTTTGCGCCGGTTGCATATTTTGAATTAATATCACTACCGATATTGACAAGCTTTCCGATTAACAAATGCGTAAAGAATTGTTTATTCAAATCTTCAAAATCTAAACTTGACACGTTTGAATCGCCGAACATTGCTTTAACAACTTTCAAAAACGTCGTTTTTCCGTTTGCGCCACTTCCGATTAAGAAGAAAGATTTACCTTTCTCATTTCTTGGAAATAAACAGAATCCAACCATTTCTTCAAGCAATTTTCTTAAATTTGGGTCATGACATGAAACGTCATCCAAGAAATCATCCATTACTTTAGATACGGCGTTCGGATTGTAATCAATCGGTAATTTAAAGAAACAAATCCTGTCTGGCGAATAAGGATAAAGTTGACCCGTTTTGTTTGACCAAACACCATTATTGAATCCGATGAATTCATACAAATCTTCGTCACGACAATTGAAATTGAGTAAACCGTCTTCAGTTGTCATTAAATAATCGAAAATTTCATTTATTTCATGCTTTTTCAAATTCGTAATCGTATCCATGATTTTCGCACGCATATTGTCAAGACGGTATATTTTTCCGTCAAACAAATACGGCACGTTGTTAATTCTTTTAATGCTGTGAGTGTCAATTATACATTTAGCCGCATCTTGATGTTTAAACCCATAATATTGTTCCAAAAACTATAATTTGTCAGGTTTATTTCCTTTTGGTAATGTTTTCTGAAAAGTTTCCGGTCGTAAAATCGTATCCACTTCAGACTTCGGCAATTTATCTGTAAACACCATTCCGTTAATAATTCGACAGGTTGTGTCTACATCTTCAGGTTCCATTATTTTTTGGAGTCCGAGTGCGAATTCTGATAAAACAACATTCCGACTTCCTTCTTTCATTTTAAAAATACTTTCACGCTTTTTAAAATGATATAAGAAAAACGGTAAATCAGACAATTCGTCAAAACTGTAAACTTCACCAATAAATTCACGTCGATTATCGCCTAATTTTAAAGGTTCGTAATCGCCATTTTTTTGGAAATCTGCACCGATTTTATATTCACATTCAACGCCGAGTGCCGCTACGTTACCGGGCGGTATTCTTTTCGCAACATGCCCTTTCGGATTTTCAACCAAATCAGGATTTTTAAAATAAATATGGTATCCGTGTTCTGTTTTAACGACATTGTATTTTAAATCAATATCACCAATCATTTGTTTATCGACAATCAAATGCAATAAACTGACAATGAATTTACCTTGTTCTTCATCGTCAAAATCCAAAACAACAAGACCGTCACGCAACTCACCTGCGACATAACTTTCGTTTGCCGGACATTCAGAATAAAGGTCAGTATTCCTTTTTTTCTTCGGAACTTTTTTGCCTTCGTTCAACCATGCTTCTTCACTTAATAAGAAGAAACCGTTAAACATAGACCGAATTGCCGGACTGTTAAAATCCGAACCTGTCATTCAAATCACGGCTGATTCCATTTCTTATTTGATTGTTCTTTATCCGTTTCCGCTTTAATCATTTCTTTAACTGCCGCCGGATGTCGTTTCTCTAAACTTATCAAAAACCGTGAAATTCTGTGACGGATTTGCCTAATATCTTCCGCAGATAACGATTCACTAACTTCAGTTACAGAAATCAAATTGTTTTCAACACCGTTGCCGGTATCTTCAACATTTACACGCATAAACACTTTCTTTGGTGATTTTTTAGGTTCTTGTTTACGTTTTAGTAATTTTTTGAACATATACTCACTCCATTTTGTGGGTAATTTGTAAAATATGAAAGTTATCATATTTAAAAACATGAGGTTGACGGCGTCAGAGGTCAATACGCCGTCAACCAGAGGGTGTGTGGAGGAAATGGCTCCGGTTAACCGCTGTTTTTAACAGCATATTAAAATCTTTTTGGAGTGATTTATTTTAATACTGTTGTCAATTAACCGGTATTGAAAACATAGTTAAAACAAGTCTTATTCGGTAAAGGACAACCCGATGCTGTTTTAACTGTTTTCATCATCGTGAATTTATTCTTCTTGAATGAAATAGTATGCGTTAAAGAACATACACACTCTTTCTTTTATTTTCGTGCCGTCTTCTTCAAGCATAACGAAATTGTATGCGCCGTTCCAATCGCCAATTTCAACGTGTTTACCATTGTTTACATATTTAAACAAATTGTTGTAATCTTCCGCTTCATTAGGATTTGAAATTTGATGCGTCTCCATTTTTTCCATTGATAACACCTGTTTTGGTGTATTTTCGAGCGTCGTAGTAAACATCAATTTCTTTCCCGGTTTCAAATTTCGTAACATTGCTTCAAAAGATTCGAAAATCGCCGGCGTGTCAAAATTAATTTTCTTAACTTCACCGATAATCTTTTCCGCCGGAATTGTTTTTGCAACTCTCGCTTTCAACCGTTCAAATTTGATTTCCTCAACCGCAGGTATAATGTTGAAATCGGGTTTGTCGCCGATAACGTAACTGCAAAACATATTCGTTCCGATTTGAGTTTTTCTATTATCGTCACCGAGATAAATGTTCCAAATGACAATTCTGTCAGTAGATTCAAAAACATCCAAATTTTCTTCCGATAATCCGCTTAACTTCGCCAACATATTTGCTGTTTGACGCGTGAACGGGTCGTTTCCAATTTCCATTACATCATCAACTTCAATTCTCCACTTCAATTCCAAATAATCCAATCCAAATTCGCTGGAATGTGGTGAAAACCAAACGGTTTCACCGGCGTCAATCGCTTTGTTGATTTCTTCAACGTGTTTCTCTTGCAATTTATAAATCGCAACTGCTTTTCTTGTTTCTGTTGTCATTTTGAATCACTCCATTGTAGCTTTAAAACTACAATTACAATAAGGGTTTAATACTATATATAGTTTTGGTTGTTTACCATTTTCGATTAATTCTGAAAAAATTAACCATATTTGGATTTAATTATAATGATTCTTAATTTTATAAATACACCGATATATGAATTTTGATTAGAAATCAACATCAGTCGTTTTTAAAAACGCACTTTTTGAAAAAAGACCCATATAAGACTTTGTCCGGTATCGGTCGAGGTTTCGATTTAAAATAAATAATCATTATATATTTGCTTTTAAAAATATTTATATTAATTATATTAATGTTAAAACCGTTACTTATTGACTTTATGTTAGTAGTTTTAATTAGTTATGTTACCCATAAACCTAACATAGACTGTCACCGTCGCCGCCGGTCGAAAATTACAGTCAAAATGGGTGCTGTTACCGTTCTTATATTTTTTGAAGGCGTTTTCACCAAATTTTAATCTAAATTAGTTTTACCTGTAAAAACGGGCATATGCGACTTAATCGTTATCAGTAGAGGGGTAGTCTAAATTCTTTTTAATTTAAATTTACAAGAATATAAGAATTTATAAGGAAATTTTCGTTATCAGGATACTTAATATTATATTCTTATATTCTTATATGGTAAAATAAAATAATATAATATAAGGAATCAGGTAAGTCAGTTAAGCTTCAAAAAACGCTTATTTTTGTATAGAAAAAGTTTGAACCATATAAGAATATAATAACGTGGTTGATTAAGCGCTTGATACCGGAAATTTCCTTATAAATTCTTATATTCTTATATGTAGTAGGATTAATAGGTTTTGACTGT